GTCCGGTCCCCGCCCTTATTTATGCACTCCGGATCAGCGCTATTCGATCAAGTCTTCGATGGGCCATCGGTGATCACCCGGGTACGGCGTCTGTGGCAAGTCCGCCGGATCGAAACTCCCGTCCTGTTCGACGTACTCGAGCAGTGGATCAGCAAATGCGGGGAGCTCAGCGACTACGGGCACGCCCGAGCCGTTGCACCTCAACAACCACTCCAAGATCAACTGCTGCTCTATCGATATATCCCAAGCCATTGCATAGCTGGAGCGCGTATCCGGATCCACGTCCGGCCGCCGACATCTGAACTGTGCTCTATGTTGATATATTGCCGTATCTTCGTCGGAAAAGAATGGCTTTACCGACGTGTCCAGACAATCATACAGAGCACTAGTCACTGGTATGTCGATGTTCATCGCAAGCTCACACAGCAACTTGGCCTGGAAGACACGCTCGCGCAGCCACTCTGGATAGCGGCGCGCGGAAAGCTGTATGGTTTCCAAAACCTTTCGAGGGTTCCGCACGAACTGCGGCCCATGGCGCGTTCGCACTAACCGGGCCTGGCAGAACTCAATCTGCTCCAGCCTGTTGGCGATCTGCACCTTGGCCGCGAACCCGCACTCGGCACATCTGCGCACTATCGTATGTATGGACGGCGGTTGAGTTGTAATGATCACAGAATCGTCGCCGTCGATGAAAATATCGGCATCCGTAAATGCGGTAGAGAGCACAAACGCGTTGATCAATGAATTGCCCAACGCGGTGTTCATATCTCCGCTCATGCGTTTGCCTACAGCTACATATCTGATGTGCTTCTCACCGGTGTTCTGGTCGACTACTGCTCCCGTGTTCCGCAGCTGCTGACGTAAAAGTCCAGCCAAGCTGCGATCACCAGCAAACGCCGACAAATAGCTGCTATGCTCGATCCGCAAATGTTCCACGCGTACCGAGCGATCAAACCGAGAATGGTCAACAAGAACCGCAACAGCGCCCGGACGATCAAGGTAAGTACGCGCCAGTACGATAGCCCGTTTGGCAGGCGTCCATCCCTTAACGACTGTGACTCGATTGCCACTAATGCTGTACGTGCGTCCGTAAACGGCGTGCTCATACGGCAGCAGAAATCGTGCCAGCTGGACGTTATAAGCCGGCGAGCGGTACTGAATACATCGGTCTTCTTTGGTTCGGAGTTCCCCAGTGGGATGTAACTCGAGCTTGAGCATGCAAGTGACAGCGGCGTCTTGACGCCTGTGACCGCGCTCCAAATACTCTCGCACTCCGGCAGCAAATCTCCTGCGCCTGTTACCTGTTCTAGTTCGAACAACGTATCCCCAGGTGGCCCTGGAAACGGAACCAACTTGGGCACGAAATTCGGCGGCGCAACGCTCCATACGGACTCTCCCAAGCCCGGACACCGGATTACTGGTTGACAAGTGCCGATTAACGAGGCACAACCACTCGGACTCCCGCGTATGCTCGCGGAGCCCGTAGGTGAATTCGGCGCCCCATTCAAAGACCCCCGCGACGCCCTGTAGATGACGTAGGACAGTCCCAGCCCGGCTCCGCACCATACTATTACCCGGGCGAGCGGTGATCGTACAACCGACTTCGAGCTCTCGAGGTTCAACAGTGCAGGGCTGGACTGGGATTGTGCGTTTCCCGGCGCTCCAAGGCTGGTATAAAACCCGATCCCGAGCTGCCTGCAGATGGCGTTGTTGGGCCACCAGCACTTACCGTCCTTCCTGGCGTCAATGGTCGCCCTGGCATTGGCGACCGCTTTCAAAGCGTATCTTGGCGCTATGGTAGCATCTTCGCTGACGGCCAATTGCTCAATGAGCAGGACCATCTCGCGCTGCCTTGCCGCGTCCATCGCGACGCCATTGCGCGTACACCACTCTTTGGCCTCATTTTTCATTAGCTGCTCAAACCCAGCGTCGCGCGGCCGAAACAGCGCGTACAAGTCAAGGTGCTCGGCTAATGTTCTACCCTGGCCAGGGGCAATTGCCGGTTCATCAGGAAGAGGTTGGGGCTCTATCCTGGCAACAGGTGGTCTACCGTGCTCGGTGTCGCTATCGCTATACTCTGACGAAGCATCATTATCGTACAGGTCGCGATATTCTATGCGGTCAGCCATGTTGACGATAACCTCAACTGGCGGTGGTGGTGGTTCACTAGGCACAAGTGCCAGGACCGCATCCATCACCTCCTTGGCTACCGCTTCAGCGCTTGACGTTCTGCTACGGCGTTTCCCTCTGCGTCCACGTCTTTTGCGTTTCCCGGTGCTTGGCTCGCACGGTAATGCTGGTGGTGGATCACCAGGGCTCACAGCGGGGCGCTCTTGAGCTACGTCGGGGCTGACACCTACCACCACACTAGGCTTAGGCAAGCTACTCCCACCACCGTTGCTCCGTCGCTCCCGGGAACCCCTCTGACCTTGGTCAGGATTGGAGGTTGGTCGCGTCCTGCCGCTTTTCTCCCAACTGGTGACACGTGGTGTGGCCTGGGCTGCCTTAATTGGAAACGGCGGCTCCCATCCGGCGGCAATGCGCAACATAGTTAGTTGGCTGACGTAAGGCTGTACCAGGTGCGGGTTGTCGCAGTCACAATGGTAGCCTTCAGGCTTGTGTTCAAACAGCCCATGCGTCGGACACTTTCCAACTCTGCTGCTCTTATGCCTGAGGAATGTTACGTTTCCTTCGCTCTTACAAGCGAGACATAGATAAATCATGCCGAAACATTCCTCACACGCTCCACGCCCCTCCAAGCGGCGTCCTCTCTCCCTCTCGCTCGGCAGCATGGTCCGCAACTTCCGCGCGACCTCCGCCAAGCCCTGGGGTTGCTTCACGGGGTGCCAACTCCCGTGCCGTTTGCCCCCGTGGGCATTCGGTTGAGACTCTACCCCTTTCGGGGCCGCAGTACGTCCAGTACTACTAGGCGCATTTGGCTTGTCACGACGCGGACGGGTTTCCGAATCCCGAACCGCCGCGGCATAGCCCCCTCCCTC